GTGAATGACTGGAAAGAGCCGCATGAATTTTCGGCCGGCAGCGTGTTTCACCTGCTGGAGCCGGATATTAATCAGGAGCTGTACGGCCTGCCGGAATACCTCAGCGCGCTTAACTCCGCCTGGCTGAATGAGGCGGCGACGCTGTTCCGACGCAAGTATTACCAGAACGGCGCGCACGCCGGTTATATTCTCTACATGACCGATGCGACGCAGAGCAGCAGCGACGTTGACCTGATGCGGCAGGCGATGCGGGACACGAAAGGGCTGGGTAACTTCCGCAACCTGTTCATGTACGCGCCGAACGGTAAACCGGACGGGATCAAGATCCTGCCTCTTAGTGAAGTGGCGACAAAAGACGATTTCTTTAACATCAAGAAGGCCAGCCGCGATGACCTGTTAAGCGCGCACCGCGTGCCGCCGCAGATGATGGGGATTATCCCGGACAACTCCGGCGGGTTCGGGGATGCGGTGAAGGCGGCGCAGGTGTTTGTGAGGAATGAGCTGACGCCGCTACAGGAGAGGATGAAAGAAATTAATATCTGGCTAGGGGATGAGGTTATTTCATTTAAAAAATATGATTTTTAAATCAAAAATAAGACAGTCTGAGTAGACGCTCAGGCTGTCTTATCAGTACATCTCAGCAGCCTTTCTAATTTTGAAGGATAAGTCTGCAACTTCTCTTGAAAGAGATTTATAATCCTCGGTGATTTGTTCTTGGCTTTTATTAGCTAAAAAGAATAGTTTTTCAGATGTTATAAAAAGTAAAGAAACCAAGTCAGATTGCCTGTCAATTAAGTTGCATTCTACCCAGCGGTCAATACTTTTTCTAGATAAGCTCATAAGAGGTTCTCTTTCCCATGGTTGCCGATTGACCGAATCTAGAACCATTCTCTGAGCATCAACTCTGTTAAGGAAATCGTACATAATCATCACCCGTCACTTTAGAACACTTGCCCATTTCAACATGTTTGAAAAGTATGGCCTTACTAATGATACATCATGCTCACTTAAATTGTCACCTCTACCTCTGGTGCATAAAATTCTCGCTCTTTCAAGAGTTTGATAAATCTCATTTGGCAAATTAATGCTTTTGTCATTTAGCATCAAAGCTGCATGCCTTGAAAATATTGGTTTTGTGTAGTGTTCTAACGTATAGCAGATCGATATATTTCTTATGGCTAGAAATATGTTGGAAAGTTCAAATACGACAGAGTTAGTGTTGTTATTTAATTCATCTATTGATTCATTCATTAGCGTGAAAAACTTATTAAAATCACTATCGTAAGATAAATAATTATTAGGGCTGCCTATACTGTCCAGGAAGTTAACATTATCATCACTGAACACGAGTTTAGATTCATAATGTAAATGCCAAGAAAAGGGATTGCCTTCACGCCAAATCTCTTGAATCCTGTCATAGGTATAAACTGAATAGGCATCATGAACGAAATTACCTTCATCCTTATCAACCAACGCTAGTAGATCCACATCCGAATCAGGAGTTACTTCCCCCCGAGTTACAGAACCAAAAGCATAAATATGCAAGTTACCTCCTACTTATCTTTTTTATTAGAATTGACATGAATAAGCCAAAAACTACAAGCCTTAAAAATAGCACTAGTGTAGTGCCTCCTTTCGAATAGTTATTTCCCTCATCTACGCTGAAAAATATTGAAGGTGATTTTAGAAGGCAGTCTATTACTAAATGGAAATCGTTGGCATTCGGAAGGTTGTAAATTTCCCATGTCGATATGAAGGCCAAAATTATTAAAAATGTTCTGAATAATTTAATTGCACTTTCGCCATTCCCCCAAATGAAATGTAAAGTGGAAAATATCCCCCACTCAGTAAGCTTTTTGATTCTTATGAAGTCTGAATACTTATTTCTATAATATTTATCGCTTGAGTGCCAACATTTTTTTAGGTGTGTTTTCGTAGCTTCAAGCTCTAATCTCATCGCTTTATTGACTTCAGATGCATCCCCTTGTTGTTGAAAGTTTGTACGCAGGGATCTTAGCACTTTAGCTCTTAAATTTTCTTCTCTTGGTAAACTATCAATGACGTATGAAAGATCTAGAATTGTTCTTTCAAAAACTGAATAGTTAAGTTTACAATCTATAAAATTTGATCCATTCAAATTACTTCCTGTAAACTTACAGCCAGTGAAATCGCAGCTGTCAAATACGCAATCTCTGAAGTAACAATTGTCAAAAATACAAAACCTGAAACTAACCCGAGTAAACTTAATTTTCCTTGCTACAGCCCGAATAAAAACAACGTTTTCAGATTCTTCGCCATCCATTGTACGAATGAATTCTACATCTTCTTTTTTCGTTTTTCCGCTTTCCTTAAAAAGGACATCTGCCTTGCCCATCATCGCCCTCCCAAAGAGTGAGGCTTAACTGTGAAAAAAATTATTGCAACGTTCATAAATGTATAGTTCTAAAAGTTTATAGGAATTTTACCTCTGAATTTAAACGAAGTGAGATAAGTGATGCAACACTTCTTTGGAATTCCACGAGCATCTCACTCCCTCGCGCGCAATGCTATCCCCGCCACGCCTGCCCGCTTTATGCATCGCTTTTCATTCATGTGCATGTACCACCTCTGAACGCGCCAGCTCTGGACTTACAGACGCTTAGCGATCCAATTTGGATCATGCGGATTCATGCAAGCATATGCACTTTCATGCAGAAGCAAAAAGCCACCTGAAAGGTGGCTAGTGAACGGTAGGGAAGGGGTAATTAATCATTCTGCCTGGCAGTAAATAGCGGCTTCGAAAACAGATGTTTCTATTGTCCCTGCCATGTCCCTGATCATCGATAGTGCCATTTTTAATTCATCTTCTTTGCAATGTGCGATCAGCGATACGTCAGCAATAAACTGAATACGTACAACCGTTTCATTTAGATTATCTATGTTCATCAAATGATTAACCCATTCTAGTCAAATATACTGTATTTATAAACAGTATAATGGTGCTCTGGAATAGTAAAGAATCGCGCGGCTCAGATTAGTCCGACTACCGTTTTATTAATCAGGCAACTGTATGCATCTTTTTCTCGCCAGTGCATTGAAGCGTTTTAATGGGGTGGGATTTTTGCACCGTGTATGGAAGAGGTACCCGCTTGTACCGCTCCAGTAAGAAAGCTCCCCCAACCTTGATTTTGTGGCCTTTCATCAAGTGTACAGCCTCACCGTCGGACAGTGTTAACCTTGAGATCTCAAAGAAACTCTTTTTCAGCGCCTCCAGTTCTGTGCAATGACTCACCTCAGGTGGATATTTATCCGGCTCAGGTTGATCCTGTGCTGGCTTTTCTTTTAATCGCTTAATAATCCGTCTTCGCTCGGCGCGAGTAGGGGGCTTTGTGAAATCGATAGCGGCTTCAGAGCCTGTCGGCTCCGTACAGTTGTTGACAGAACTCGAACTCCGAGAGGACGCGGACGCGTCCTTAAATTCAAAACCCAAATCAACGGCACGTTTCGGGACAATCTTCCATTGCATCAGACGGGTTAAAATTGGCGTATCGTCGCCAACTTCAGTTGCGTAAATGCCCTTAATACGCATCGTTTCCTTGCCGTACTCATTCAAGTCTTCGCTTGCCTGATACCAGGTGTGCACAGCCAGATCGTCACGGCATACGAACGGGCCGCCCTGTGCGTTAACGTATTCTGCCCAATCTCCTGCATCGGCTGCGTCATGCGCGGCGGCAAACTCAACGCTCAGGCCGTGCGCGGTTTCGCTATCAGCCATGCGGCGCAGTTCGCGGTAAACCGTGACCGGCGCGCCGCCCACAAACTGGAATTGCCGGATGTGCCAGCGTGCCGCCTATGCGGAAACGGCCGAGGCGGTTTACTTCAGGCCTTTGCCGCTTTCATCGTCCGTCTCGCCATCGAGTGCGTAGCCATCGATGTTTTTGGAAATGTATTTAGCAACGTAACCCGTCGCGCTGCCTTTTTCCGGGTCGATAGCCTCGGCGTGAAAACGGGCCTTACGGGCCTTGTCGGTTGTCAGCTCGCTGCCGTCTTCCTGCCAGGCGTAATCGCGCATAATCTCGCGCACGCGCTCAGCCTGCTCCGGGCGCATAAACATGCGCATGTGCCAGTGCGGTGTTGCATCATGATGAGGCTCAGCAACACGGATTCCGAAGATGCGGATTTCTTCGCGGTGCAGCTATCCTCAGAGACATCGGTAAGAGCTAAAACTTCTAAGACGGTAAGCTGATGCGGCTGGTCTGGATTCAGCTTATTACGCAGGGTTTGCGCACGAATGCCGCATTGTTTCGCAACGTCTTCCATGTTGTGAGCTAAAGCGAATTTGCGACATGCATCATCGTAATGGGCATGGGTAGAAACTTTGAAATCAAACATGCTCAGATCCTTCTTAACTTGCAAAATCAAGTTATGGCTTGATGTAGCGACATTTGATTGCCTGCTGGCGGTTCTTCTCACGCCAAGCAGCAACATTGATAAGTGGATTGCCATGTTTGGTCATGGTGGTTTCTACCACTTCGCCGGCCTTACGGTTAGTACGGTTCTGCATATAGGTGAAAGATGGGGTAGGGGCGAGCAGCACAACGCCGCTAGCAATCCATTGCTCCAGCACTGACAGGCTAATACGGTTGGCTGCAGCAAAGTCCTGTTTGGACATTGTTGGTGATGTTGCGAGCGTTACGGCATCGTTTACTGCTATCGCTGATAGCTGGCATCAAAATCGCTGCGACATTGGCAATAAAATCTTGAGATTGCACTAAGTTAAATGCGTTCTGACTGTTTGCATTTTCAGTATGCATAACGCAGTATCTCCTTTGATTCGTTTTGTTCTACGGTGTTTCATGTGGTGTGCTACATCCTAGATCAACAAATGTTTTTTAGTAAAAAAAACAAATGTTTATTTATTTGGTGGTATATGGATTTTAGCGAAGGTTCAGCCTTAGAAATTGTTGAGCGTCTGTGCTCTGCCTATGGCGTTACTACTCAGAAAGCTTTAGCTGAATGTCTAGGAGTACCCGAAGCGAATGTGAGCAATTGGGTACAACGCGATAGTGTTCTCGGCAGTGCGATCGTGAAATGTGCTTTAGATACTGGCTGCAACCTCAACTGGCTAGCTAGTGGCAGGTTTGCAAATACAAATTTGAATGAAGCTTTTGATTCTATCAAGGGCGCAGCGCTTTATAAGGAAATCACTTCTAATGGTGGTAGGCCAATATTACGGCGTATCATGGACGCTTATGGCTTCACACTCCAAAAACAACTTTGCGATTTACTTGGGATTTCATCAGGTACAGTCAGCACTTGGATTAGGAGAAATTATTTCCCAGGAGAAGTTGTTGTTGCTTGTGCTCTTGAAACTGGAGTATCGCTAAAATGGTTAGCGTTAGGGAGAGGGGACTTAAAAAATTATTCACAACAACATGGGGCTGTTCTTAGCATCTCAAAAAGAATAGTTGAAAATGGTATTTTTAAAAATGGAGAGAATTTTAATATTGATGCAAAACTGCTAAAATCAGTCAATATAACACCAGAATATATCGTAATAAATAATTTTTCTTGGGTTGTTGATGTAAGCGGTAATGAATTTGTAAACGGTGGTTGGGTTATTAATATCGATGGTAAGTATGATTATTATGATGTCTCATTACTACCGGCGGGAAATTGAGTCTTAAAAATAAAATCACTTCGTTTATTTGCTCTGCTAATGAAGTTAAAGCATAAGGAAAATGCATTATAAATATAAGTTCTTTATGGTTTTTCACAAGGGAAATTAAAAAAAACGAATTTTTTAATGTGAGGAATGAGAATGGAAAGTCTTAATCGTTTAAAATCAACTTTTCTTAAGAATGATGGTGATATCAAAAAGTTGACGGTTTTAGTATCTACAGGAAACGCTATGCTTTTTGTTGGCGCAGGGTTTTCTAAAGATTGCTTAAATATTGAAGGTGAAAATCCTCCGCTAGCGTCCCAGCTGTCTAAAAAGATCGGCGGTCTTATTATCAACAGTTTTGGTTCTTATTTGAGTGAGAGTGAAACTCAGCAAATCAAAGAAAATAAAAATCTGATGTTTACATCGGATTTTTATTTAAATTCTGTAGATGATAAAAGCCCTCTAATTGAGTTACTCAAAAGAAACTTTACTATTATTAAAACTCCAGAGTCGCATGTGAATATTTGCAAGCTAAAGTGGCGAAGAATATACACTACTAATTATGACAACGCTATTGAACACTGTTTAGCTGCGGCTGGTAAGACTGTAACTTCTTTAGACTTAAATGATGCGCCAAATTTATATCGTGACTCTAAAGATATATGCCTTCATATTAACGGGAAATTAGATAAGCTAAACGCAGGCGATTTCATAGATAGGATAAAGTTGTCAACATCTTCTTATGTCTCACCTGATCAATTTTTAGAATCTGCATGGAGTAATCAGTTTAGAAGAGATATCGAAAATTGCAGCGCTATTGTTTTTGTTGGTTATTCAATGTATGACATGGATATTAAGAAAATTCTTTTTGCAAATCAACATTTGATAAATAAAACTTTTTTTATAACCCGGCCTGATGCGAATCTTGAAAGTATTTATAATCTCAAGTCATACGGCGAAGTCCTCAAGTTAGGTGTAAGCGGATTTGGTGAATCAATTGAGGATTGCATTGATGCCTCCAATACAGAAGAAAGTCTAGATATTACATTTGCGCTTGAGCGTTTTATCGAAGATACTCCTAAAGACTCGTATGAAATAAGAGATATTGAAGTCAATAACTTCTTATTATATGGCAATATCAGCAATGATTTCATAAATCATCTTACTTCTACGAATGAGGTAAAAAATAAATTTATATTTAGAGAGGGAGTTGATAAAGTTTCTTCTCATTTAGAAGCAGGAAGCAATATATTAATAACTTCAGATTTAGGAAACGGTAAATCTATTTTTTTAAAGTTTCTAATTTCTAGATTTACAAAGTTAGGTTACGATTGCTATACACACTTAAAAAGCTCATATGACATATCTAAAGATCTGGAAGCTATTTCGCGCAATAAAAGAAAATCAATAATATTTATAGATGATTATAGTAATGTCATAGATGATGTAAAGTTAATAATAGAAATGCAATATCCTAATGTTCAACTAGTAATCTCCACGCGTTATTACGGTTATGAAAGCACAAAACATGTCTTTAGCGCTTTAAGTATGGAAAAATTTAAAAGCCACGTGATTGATAATCTTTCTAATCAAGAGCTGGAGCAGTTCATAAATATAATCCATAATTTAGGTGCCTGGGGGGATAAGGCTGGTCTGCCAACTAGTCAAAAATTACAAGGATTAGATATCAATGGTAAGTATCAGTTATCGGTGCTGTTGTTAACAATACTGCAATCGCCATTTATTAAAGCTAAGATTGACGAAATATCAAGTAATATTTTCAAAAATAAAGCTTATAAAGATACTGTCTTTATGATGCTTTTACTCGATGTTATGGGTGAGCATTATGACCGGGCAATTATATCCGACCTTTCTAGAAACGAAGAAATTTACAGCCCGGCTTTTTTAATAGATGTCGGAGTGTCGAACATATTCAGAATAGAAAATGGTGTTATTAAAGCTAAATCTAGTACATTTGCTATATTCCTTTTAAACAATAGTTTTGAATCTACATATATAGCTTCAAAGTTGTTAGATCTGGTTGGTTATCTCGATGCATTACCTGAGAATAGTAAAGAAAAAAATTATGATGAAATGAAAAAATCACTATTGAGATTTTCTCTTGTAGAGAAAATTTTGCCTAAGAAAAGAACGGAAATAAAATATTATTATGAAAAGTTAAAAGAAAGAGTTAAATGGTTGACTAATGACCCGCACTATTGGGTGCAATATGCAATGGCTATGATTCCGTTTAAAGATTACGCACCCGCGCAAACCTTTATAAATACTGCATATTCCCTTGCTGGTAATAAAAATAAAGGCTATCACACAAACAACATTGATACCCAACAAGCCAGGTTATATCTGCTTAAGGCACTTGAAGCGTCTCCGCAAGAAGCATTTTCATTGTTTAAAAGCGCTGATGACCTGATAAATGCGATCCCCAACGACATCTACAAATATCGGCAAGTTAATAGATATGACGATATCTACAAGAAAAAATTTCAATTCTTTAGCAAGGGCGATAAAGTTTATTTCGAACAGTCATGCAAAAGATTAATTATTGAAGCGCAAAAAGCTATTGATAATCCGATAGGTTTTTATGCAAATGATTTTGTCATTAACAAAGTTAGGGAGAATTTGATTGAGATTGTAGAAAATATATCATCTTCTCGTAGCTGATAATAAGAATGGCGATTAGTTAATGTAAGGTTGGTCGCCATTCATCATAAATGATTGTTTCATAATAGATATAATTAAAGATGTAATTATCTAATGTTGCATTAGAGGGTTGTTTTATTAACTGTCATTAAAGAAGGTTTAATTGGATAATGTTTTTAGTTTTCGCATAAGGCGATAATAGTAGGAATTTTATCCCATCGGATGGGTGTTTTAAGGATAAAGTGCGACTTTAAAGAAATCAATCACATCAATTGTACTTATTTGCAAGTAAATGAATGATTCTTGCCGTTAAGAATGATTAATCCACTACTAAAGAAAATTATCTATTTTAGATATTGTTATAAAAAGAGCGCTTAATGATAGATTAACATTTTTATTAAAGTTACTTCATTGTATTAAAAAAATTTTAAAAAATACCAAGAAATAACTATATACGTTAGGACTGCTAAATGATAGATGTTCGTTTTCTTTCTCTTGTGGGATTTTTGAATATGTTAATCTAGCACCTTCATTTATCACGGCTGTTATAAGCGTAGCTGCAGTGATGATTGTAGCTTTATAAAAACGTAGAAGAAAAGCGCAGATTGCTTTTTGATAGACATAGAGTAAAGGGAATTTAATCATTAAATTTAATTGTGATGATATTGTTACAATACTTCAAAAAATTAAAGTGGTTGATATTCTATAATAAAAAGGTTTGAAATTCGGTAAAGCCATTTTGCCGCCACAATAGATGATAACTGTATGATTTAAAAGGAATGGTATAGTATTCGGTCTTTTTTATACCATTAATTTTAATTTTCATTAAAATCAATACGTTAATTCTTGTCTTTTCGTTGATTTTTGGTTTTCCTGTTTTAGATAAACAGGTGGGGATTTGGCATGACCTGGCCCTTTAGTCGAACCAATATCGGAGTGCT